GAGAATCTCATTGGTCCCCCGACCTTTTTCATTCTGTTGGTACTTCAACCCAAGCAAGAGTCTCTTCGTTCCAAGTGTAAAACTTGTCGTCAGATGGCCTTGGAGTTGGAGATTCCCAAAGGTACGTTTCCTTGTTTAGTACCCAAGAAGCAAACGGTTGAGGAGCAGCAAAGCCAACGCCGTCAAACGTGTAACCGACTCCAGCATAGTTTTTATGAATTGGGAGCTTGCCGTTTGAGTGCACACCACCCACAGTATTGTAAGAGGTTTGCACCCACTCACCACCGAGGTTCTGCTCGCACCAATCAGGTCCGTCAGCAACGATGACTTGCGTGACTATTCCGTTTTCAACCTTTGCATAATGACCCATCAGTTTGTCTCCTTTTCGCCATACAAAGTGGCGCTGTTTACTAGTTTGACATCTCGTTTTGTCATGATGCCACCCTTTTCGTCAAGTTGTACTCTTGCGTCTTTTTCGTCGTCTGCTATAACGTGAACCAACATCACAACTTCATAACTAAAGCATTGTGTTGGTTTTGTTTCTTGGATCTTTGTAACATTGTCTTTCATTTTACCCCCTTGTTAGACTGCGTATACTATGACAACAAGCCCTGAACCGCCAGCAGGTGATGTTCCAGTTGTAGCACAACCACCGCCACCACCACTACCCGTGTTAATTGCTCCTGATATTCCATCATTTACTGGAAATATGCCGCCTCGACCACCACCACCAAGTCCTCCACTGCCTCTTGTAAGACCAACATCAATGGTACCGCCGCCACCGCCTGCGTAGTAAGTTCCTACTCCAGTCGCAGTTGCATTTGCGATAGATGGAATAGCAACGCCATTTCCACCATTACCGCCAGCAGTTGTTGTTCCGTCTGCACCAGCTTGCCCAGCACCACCACCACCGCCCGAACCATACCCACTGGCATTTTGTGCAATTCCGCCTCTGAAACCTTGATTGCTAAGGCCAGTATTGGTAGTAAGAGTTCCCTCACCATTACCGCCACCCGAACCACCGCTGTTTCCAACGCCAGTTGTGTTGTTAGTATTTGGTCCGCCACCACCACCGCCAGTTGATGTAATTGTTGTGATACCTGAACCAGAAATTGATGAGTTTTCTCCGTTAGTTCCTGGGCTACTAGAAGAGTTAGCTACACCTGGCCCGCCAGCTCCAACAGTAATGGTGTACGCAGCACCCGATGTGAATGCTACAGGAGATTCAATAGACCCTGTACCGCCTGTTGCAGTTACAGTGCTTCTTAAACCGCCAGCACCGCCAGCACCACCGCGCTCTGGGCCCCCAGCTCCGCCACCTGCAATTACTAAATAACCACAAGTTAATGATTGAGATGGAGTAAACGTTCCTGAAGAACGAAATGCATGGTACCAATTTGTGCCATCTGTATAGATATCGCCACCAGTGGCCTTTGCAGTTCCCCAATTAGTGTATAAAGTTCCTGATGAGTTGAATGTATGTATCGTGTTTCCACCTGATGTGGTAACTATGCCACCGCTTGCTCTTTGAGTTGTTCCAGCATAGCGAGTTATTACAATCCCTGAACCGCCATTACCACCATTGTTATTCATGCTTCCACCAGCACCACTGCCAGTATTTGCAGTCCCTGAGCCAGCAGAACCGCTAATCACACCAGCGCCACCACCACCCGAACCGCCCGAGCCAGGCGTGGTTGTCGCTGAGCCGCCACCGCCACCTGCATAAGTCACAGAAGAACCACTAATCGAAACCGCTAAACCAGCACCGCCATTACCACCAGTGGTGCCAGTATTTCCTGAGCCACCATTGTTGCCTTGAACTGGACTTGCTGTTCTTGTTCCAGCGCCGCTATTAACGCTCCCACCCGATGCTGAACCACCAGCGCCACCAGCGCCACCACCAGCACCAGCAGAGTTTGCACCAGCACCACCACCGCTAGAACCACCATTACCACCAGGTTGAGCATTAGCATCTCCACGGGCAACAATGTAACCTGCTCCGTAACCACCACCTGTTGAGGTAATTGTGGCTATTCCTGTTCCTGAAATAGAAGAATTGGACCCTTGTGTTCCATCTGATTGTGGAGGATTTGAAACTCCACCAGCGCCAACTGTAATTGTATACGAAGTGTTTGGAAGTAATTGTAGAGCAGTTTCTAAAGCGCCCCCGCCACCAGTTGCAGTGACTGTTGACCGAAGCCCACCAGCACCACCGCCGCCGCCGTTGTTCGAACCACCGCCGCCACCGCCAGCTACAACAAGGTAGTCAACCAATAAAGGTGCTGCGCCGCCAGCAAAACCAAACCCACGGGCAGAAGCTCCAGCAAACGATTCTAAAATCGGCATGTGTGTCCCCTTAGGCGAACTTGGTTTGTGTCTCTAGCACTGTGTAAGTGGCAGATGCTGTTTTGATGATTGTAAAAGTGTATGCATCGATTGCCGATGCGTTGCCTGATGAAATTGCGCTAGGCACCTTTGGGGTGACTGTGCTGCCATCGATTTGAATGACGTTTGGATAATAAGCGGTTGCACCGTTGGTGTTTAGCCAAACGAGTGTAATCGCGTCGCCCGTTGCCATTACTGAGTTCAGTGACGCTCCGCTGCTATAGCGGAAATTGAGTGTGTGGTTTGCTGTTGCATTTGAAGTGTAATACCACACTGAAGCTGTAGAGACATCAAAATTGATTGTGCCAGTAGCAGCAGACGCTACGACATTAACATCTTCCTCGAGCCCTTTGATTACTATATCAGCAAGTGTGCCACCCGTGACAACTGGCGACGTTAATGTTTTATTGGTAAGGGTTTGTGAGCCAGTCAGCGTTGTGACAGTTGAATCAATTGAAAGTGTGACTGTGCCGCTAGTGCCGCCGCCTGTTAGGCCAGTGCCAGCTGTAACACCCTCGATGTCGCCAGCAACAGTGCCCCAGCTAGTTGACGTGCCATCTGTTGTTAGGTACTTGCCAGATTGGCCAGTTTGAGTTGGAATGTCAACTGAATATGGCAGCGATGTCCATGCAGTCGAGCCAGTACCAACCTTCATTTTGTAGGTGTCTGTTTCAATCCCGATTTCACCAGATGCAAGTGTTGGATTTGTGCTTGTCCAGTTTGCTGCCGTGTCTCGGCGTTGCTGCATTCTTGCTGTCATGTCTCCTGCTTTCGCTTGTTTAGAAGGTTACTGTCGCCCCGCCAGCGTCAATCGTGTAGGTCCAAGATGTGGTGCCTGAGGTCTCTGCGTTGTAAATGACGTCAGGATTTACAACGTTGCCACCGTCGATGTAATCGACGACTGGGTTGTCCCCACCCTGCGGACCCGTTGGACCTGTTGGACCAGTAGAACCGCTTGGGCCAGTTGCTCCTGTAGCGCCTGCTGGACCTGTTGCCCCAGTTGGGCCAGTCGCGCCAGTGTCACCTTGGATTCCCTGCGGACCTGTTGCGCCGCTTGGGCCGCTTGGACCTGTTGCGCCGCTTGGGCCTGTAGCCCCTGTGTCGCCTTGGATTCCTTGCGGACCAGTTGCGCCTGTTGCACCTTGCGGGCCTGTCGCTCCAGCTGGGCCCGTCGGACCAGTAGCCCCAACGTCGCCTTGGATTCCTTGTGGACCAGTTGCGCCTGTGGCACCTTCAGGACCTGTGGCTCCTGCTGGGCCTGTTGCACCGACTGAGCCTGTTGGACCTGTTGGACCGACTTCACCCTGAATGCCTTGGACGCCTTGGATTCCTTGAATGCCTTGTGGGCCAGTTGCACCTGTCGCACCTTGTGGGCCTGTGGCACCGACTGGGCCTGTTGGGCCAGTAGCGCCAGTCTCACCCTGTGGGCCAGTTGCACCTGTTGCTCCATTCGCACCAGCTGGGCCTGTGGCTCCAGTTGGACCCGCATCACCCTGAGGGCCTGTGGCTCCAGTTGCGCCTGCAGGGCCTGTTGGGCCAGTCGCGCCAGTTGGACCTGTTGGACCGATTGGGCCAGTTGCGCCTGTAAGACCGACATTGATAAGCAACAAAGCAAGGGCTTGAAAGTTGGTGAAGTTGGTGGTGCCAGTGCCGCCTGATGAGTCTAGGACTACTGGAACGGTGCTGTAACCACCGAGAACAGTTGCAGCCGCTGTGACTTTGAACTTCTGAAAGTTGGTGTGAACATCTCGGTCTTGAATGATAATGAAATCGTCTGCTTTGAGCAGCGCGACAAACACGTCAATATCGTTACCATTGGTGTCTAAATGGTCGATGAGCAACGCTGTCGCGTTGATTTGCGTGCTGTTGTTCCAGCGTATGTCGCCAGCGCCAGGGTCACCTGATGTCGATGTGGTATCTGCACTGTAATCGAATAAGCTGGTAGAGCCACCATTCGCACCAGCCGCACCTTGTGGACCAGTTGCACCCGTTGGGCCTTGGATTCCTTGTGGGCCTGTTGCACCAGTTGGGCCTGTAGCACCCGCAGGGCCTGTGGCGCCTGTTGGGCCAGGCACGGTTGAAGCCTCACCCTGTGGGCCTGTTGGGCCTGTTGCTCCAGCTGGACCTGTTGGGCCTGTTGGGCCTGGCACTGTCGAAGCTGCGCCTGTTGCACCTGTCGGACCTGTCGCACCAGTCTCACCTTGTGGGCCAGTTGCTCCAGTTTCGCCTTGAATGCCTTGCACGCCTTGAATGCCTTGTGGGCCTGTTGCTCCAGTTGCGCCTGTTGGGCCAGTGGCTCCAGTTGCGCCTGTTAAACCTGTAGGACCTGTGGCACCGATTGGGCCTGTTGGTCCTGTTGCTCCCGTGTCGCCTTGAATGCCTTGTGGGCCTGTCGCTCCTGTTGGGCCTGTCGCTCCAGTTGGACCTGTTGCGCCGACTGGACCTGTCGCACCGACTGGGCCAGTGGCTCCAGTTGGGCCTGTTGCACCGACTGCACCTGTTGGGCCTGTTGCACCTGTAGCACCGACTGGGCCTGTGGCTCCAGTTGCACCTGCAGGGCCTGTGGCACCTGTTGGACCAGTTGGTCCTTGTGCACCTTGTGGGCCTGGGGCTGAAATCTCAACTGTGTTGTTGGTTTCGTTGATGGTGACTTTATTGGCTGCCATTATCGTGTCACCTGCTCTGCTACGGTCAACTGGCCTTGGATTAGGCGAGAGATATTTGAGCCTGATGTGAGCTCGAGGTCATAAACGTAAAAGCCTGGGTCAAGCAAGCCAGTCTGCACTGCAGTGGCTGTGATTGTGATTGTGCCTGTGGCACCAACAATCGAAATGCCGCCGTTCGCTGTAGTCAGCGTTAAATCGGCAACCTCGGAGTTGTAATTCTGTCGCAACTGCATCGCAGCTGTGTAGCCAGTCAAGTTGACAGGCGCGTCATTGGAGTCGGTGTACACAAGCACAACCGACCACACTGAGCCTTGGTCAATGGTTGTGTTGTAAATGCCAGCGGTCATCAATTAGCCTTTTCTGTAGCCCAAACGAGGAAAGAACCGAGAGCGATGAGGGCAATCGGCGGTGAGAACAAAGCGAGTCCAGTCGTTACAAGCGCAACGCCAACAATCTCAACAACAAGACCGAAATCAAAACGCTTCATGGTTCTCCTAGACTTGAATTGAGTGATAAGTGACTTTGGGTGCAACGGGCTCGGGGTTGACCAGCGCTTCGGTGCGGCCTAGGTAAGCCAAAACTGCGGCAATCAAACCGTCAATCTTATGACTTTGCGACGGTTTCATGACTTGACCATACCGAGTTGGTACCGCGTTTGTCACGTGCCTTGTAAGTTCGGCTGCGCCGTTGTGCTTGAGTCTGCCTTCAAGAATATCCTCAAGAAAACGGTCAAGACCTTGCGCCATCAGCTTGCGCTGGCTTGAAGGGTAAACCGCAACGACCTTGTCTGCAAAAGTAGAGTTCCAAGCGTCCAAGTAGGACTGCCAACCCGAAGGGTCTGCCCATATTTTGTGGACTTTGTACTTGGCAAACGCCATTCGAACAGCTTCATCAACTTCGACTCTTGGAACTTCCCAACCGTAGCCTGCTGGGCCAGGTGGTCGCTCCCAACACTCGAGCTGGAAAATCTTGCCGTCTTCAACTCTGCAAGCAACGAGCACTGTGGCGTCGTCTTTGCGAGAGCCGTCATACCCCAGCACCACTTCGGTGCCTTCGGCAAGTTCTTCAGGCTCGGCTGCTGCATTCCATGCTGTGATGTTCATGTAGCGGTCGGTGTCTGTTGATGGTTGGTTCAAAAAATAACGCCTTGCGTCCGATGCTTTAGTCATCGGGTCTTGTATTTCGGCCATTAAGCGGTTGATGTCAAGCCACTTGAATGCTGGCCCATACACGACAGCAAGTGCTTTTTTGAGCTTCTCACTGTCCTGCAGGTCGGGCACTTCGGGCGCTTGCTTGTGGTCGAATAACAGGCCTGGATTTTTTGTGCGGCCTTCTTGTATCGAAATCCATAAGCGGTGCGTTTGTTCGGCGATTGATTCCTCGCCTACCGAATACATGGTCGATGTCTCTAGCATCCAAGGGTCTGCAGCCTTGCGCTTGGCTAAATTACGCCGAACGGTTTCGTGCATTCGCTTGAGCTCGGGGCTCGAATAAAGGTGTGTTTCGTCAGCAACCGCAAAGGACTCTTTGCCGCCGTCTTTCGAGGCTGACGCTGCTGTTGATGGGACGATTTCGCCGCCACCTTTGAGAAAAGTTCGTGTGAGTCCGACGTCTATGCCTGGATACTCAGTGCCAAAGTTTGTCTTGATGTGCTCCAGCATGTAACGCACGTTGTCATACGTGTTGCCAGATTGCGATTCTTCAGTGGCTAGACATCTGATGAACGGGTATTGGACTGGTCGTCCGACTGGATTACCGAAGGCGTCCCAATGGTCAAAGCGAGCAGGGCCGAGAGCCTCAAAGCAAACGAGCATTCCAGCAAGCTCCGACTTTGCGCGACCCTTTGGTCGAGAAAAGAAAGCTCGTCGTGTAACCCGTCGCCCATGTTTGTCCAGTTCATATGCTTTCAGTATGAAAGCCGCTTGTTCATCGTCTAGAGTGATGGCTTCGCCTTGCACGTCGCCTGGGCCATGAACTAGATAAGTCTCAATCCAGTCAATCGCGTCCCAACCGAGAGAGATGAAGCTACTCTGTTGTCGTTTCTTCTTTGTCAAGCTCCCCCACCACTCTCAACAGACGAGTTCGTCGCTGGTCAGACAGGGTCTTGTTCGATTTGGCCCCCTCTGCTTCACCGTCAACTTGCAACCGAAGCCGCATTCTGTCTTCAGGTGTAGCGCCAAACTTAGCGACTCGGAGTCGCAATTCTGCTCCTACGTTGTCACCGTTCCAATAGGACGAGTGCAACAACGCTGTATCGATTAAAAAATCCCAGTCAGTGTCAGTGAAGGTGACAGCTTGCGCTGACTTGCGCCAAGTGTCCCACCAGCGAAAAGTCTGTGAGTGCCAAGGGTAACCAGCTGGCAAATCAGGGCCACGCAAAACGCCGTCTTGTGTAACGACTTGTGTAGGCACAGAATCAGCGTTTCTGCGTCTGCGCTGTTCTGCGTCTTTAGGCGCTGGACCTTTGCCTGCCATGTTTCTCCTAAAATGTGATTGATGCAGATATTTAAATTGTAAACCCGTACACGCCGCGTCTTTTGGGGCAGCGGGCTCC